GACGGCGACCGACGTCAGAGACTCAGCCTGGAGCGACGACTGGCCGAGGCACGAAAGAAGGCAGCGCAGGGCCGCATGGACATCAGCACGGAGTTGCGCGTGATTGAGCGCCGGGTGACCCAGATCGAGCAGCAGATCGAAGAGGCGGCCTAAATCCGTCCTCAGAGGCGGTAGCCTGTACCCACTAGCTGCCTTGGGCGCCCACATAGCGCCGCGGATCGCTGCAGCCTAAGCGACCCCGAAAGCGGCTGGCGCATCTCTCTCCCCCATCTGCCCGGCGCCAACCTCCTGCGAGGTCGGAACTCTCGCATGGCGCCGGGAACCTTCCATGACCACGACACAGGTCATCTGCAAGACGCGCAAGCGGGGCCCGTTCGCCCTGCAAACCCGGCCCTGCTCAGAGCCGGGCTGCATCACCCCGCTCAACCAGTGGCACAAGGGGAAGAAGTGCTACCTCCACGAGCAGGCAGAGAAGGCCCGGGCGAACGGCAACGGCCACCGCGAGTCAGACGACGCGCTTCTTCGTGGCGCGATTCTGGCCTGAAAAGGAGAATTAATTGGCCCTCGGTCGAGACAAAAAAACAGGCAAGAAGATGGCGACGCTCGCGAAGGCGAAGCCGCCAAAGCCAAAGGCAGCCCCGAAGCCGAAGAGGGCGAAGCCATCCCGACCGACCCGAACCCCGGGCCGTCCGACAGCGTCACCGTCGACCAAGGTGGCCGCGGCTCCAGTTGCAGGCGCTCACCCGGCACCCCATACTCGAGCGGCCGCAAAGTCGTCCAACGCCAAGGCACCGAAGCGAGCTCCGGTCGGAACGATCGGTGCTAAGGGCCACGTGCGTCTCGGTGCAGGACTCCGGGCCAAGGTGCAGTCGGGCAAGGTCAGCCTCAACACGGCGGTCAAGCGGTCGTTCAAGAAGGCCCCGACCTCCAAGAAGCAGAGGACTCGCAGGGCGGCGTTCAAATCAGGTCGACAGGCGAGGTAAGGAGGAGCCATGGGACGTTTCGGAAAAGGTGCTCGGCGTAAGAAGCAGGGCTTTGCGTTCGGCTCGGGATCTCTGAGCAGCGGTGGGTTCGGGAAGGACCCGATCTCAGCCGGTGGCAGTACCAGTCGGTTCGTAATCCCCGGTGCTCATCCAAAGCCCCATAGCCTCCAGGCCGCCAAGTCGAAGAATGCGAATCCACCCAAACGGGTCCGTTACTGATGAAGTGGCTGCGTCGCTGGCGTCGTCGTAGGCGACTGCAGAGATGCCGTTCTCGCTACGGCTGCACGGTGAACCTGTGAGCCAGAACGGCGACAAGCCTCACTGCCAAGCGAAGACGAAGGCCGGCAAGGCGTGCAAGGGAACGCCAATCGGTGCAACCGACTTCGAATTCTGCGTTGCTCACGCGCCAGCCGAAGTCAGGGAATCGCTGGGCTTTGTCGCAGACAATGGAAAAGGCGGCCGTCCGAAGAACCCTCGCGCCGTCGATGTGCTTCGCGAACGAATCGAGAACCGCATCGACGAGGTGATCGATCCGCTGTTCGAGGCGCTGAAGGCAGAAGCCGGAGTGGCCTTGAACATCAAGGGCGGCGGGATGTTCGTCGAGATGATCCCCGACCACCCGACTCGCATTAAGGCCGTGCGCGAACTTCTGGACCGAGGCTACGGGCGCCCGAGGCAGTTGACCGAGATCACTGGCGCCGATGGCGGCCCGATCCGACACGAGGAGCTGACCCCGCAAGATGGCGAACTCCACCTCGAAGCCGCCCGGGTCATCGCCGAAGCCGAGCGGGCCACCGCCAGCGCGGCTAACGGTCAGGGCTAGCCCCTACTGGGGCCACGGCGTAGGGCGAAACGCCAAGCAGCTCGCGTTCCTTCACCTCAGCCACTACCTCGAAGTTCTCTACGGCGGGGCTGCGGGTGGAGGCAAGTCCGATGCGCTGCTGATGGCGGCGCTGCAATACGCAGATCAGCCCGGCTACTCGGCGCTGCTGCTGCGTCAGACCTACCCCGAGCTCTCCCAGCCCGGCGGTTTGATGGACCGGGCCCACGAGTGGCTCGCCGGCAAGGCGCGGTGGAACGAGACCGAGCGGGTCTGGACCTTTCCCTCCGGCGCCAAGCTGGCCTTCGGCTATCTGCAGCACTCGACCGACCGTTACCGCTACCAGGGCTCGGAGTGGGACTTCGTCGGCTTCGACGAGCTGACCCACTTCACCGAAGAGGACTACCGCTATATGTTCTCCCGGCTGCGCCGTCGCGAGGGGTCGCAGATCCCGCCGCGGATGCGAGGGGCATCGAACCCTGGTAACCGCGGCCATCGGTGGGTCAAGGAACGCTTCATCGACCATCCTGTCCCCGGCAGGCTGTTCATCCCAGCTTCGCTTCACGACAACCCAGGAGTAGACCAAGAGGGCTATCTCCGCGCCCTTCAGCAACTCAGCCCCGAGGAGTTCGAGCAGCTCGCCAACGGCGACTGGTCGGTCCGTCCTCCCGGCGACTGGGTATTCGACCACCACGGGATCGACGCCGCGGTGGAAATGGGGCGAAAGCTCGACGCGCAACGCGAGCAAGGCAAGCTCCCAGATCCGACCATGCACCTCGGAGCTCGCCGCGTCACGGCCCTTGCGATCGGGGTGGACTGGGGAGACTTCGCCACTCGCGGCCATGTCGGCTGGGGACTCGAGCGCGGGGGGCTCTACGTTCCGCCCGGAGCGGTGAGCAGCAGTCGGGCCGATGTCGAGGACATCTCCAACGCACTGCTGGCCTCGGCCGCTGGCTATCCGTTCTGGCTCGCCGAGGAACGCTACGACGCCTCGTTCGCGCAGTCCAACCGCACCTTCAGGCGGATCGCGGAGCAGCGTCTTGGCCCGCACAACCCGGTCAAGTGCACAGGGCGCCCGAACACTTACCCGGTCCCGTTCGCCGAATACAAAGAGCTGACGGTCAAGTACCTGCGGCTGCTGATGCGCCGCTCTCTGGCCGAAGAGGAGACGCGCATCCTTGCGATCAGCCCCGACAACGCCGAGCTGATCGAACAGCTCCGAGACCTTCAGGAAGACGAGCAGGGCAAGATCCTAAAAGGAGACGACGACAGCGTGGACAGCCTGATCACCCTCGCCGCCCCGCTGGCTCGCCGTCACCGACAGGTGGTCGAGCTTGAGATCGAGCAGGCCAAGCGTCGCCAGGACGAGGCGAATAAGCGCATGGTCGACATGCCTCCGGGTGTCGCCGAGGTCCTCGAGGTCCGGGGCTAGTGGCGAGTCCCGCCGAGTACCTGCTCAACAAGATCGCCACCTCGCAGCGTTGGCCGCTTCGCGAGGAGGAGCGCATCCACGAGGAACTTTCCCTCTGGCGTGCCTTCCGTGAGGGCAACCGCGAACGCCTTGCGAAGGAAGTCGGATGGCGGGAAGACCGCCCCTACCTGCTCGACCCACTGGCCGAGCGCATCCCCGAGACTTGGGCCGACCTACTGTTCGGCGACGACCCGAAGATCGAGCCGGCGAAAGAGGCCGACGCGCAGCTAGAGGAGAACATCGTCGAGGGCAACGACTTGCCCTCCGGGCTTCAGGACGCCGAGGAGATCTGTGCCTCTGAGGGCGAGGTGTTCTGGCGGGTCTACAAGGACGACACGGTTCTGGACGTGCCGACAATCGAGTGGTGCTCGCGCCTTGACACCATCCCCTACTTCCTCGGCCGCAAGATCGCCGCCGTCGCCTTCGTCTCGGTCGTCTGGTGCGAGGAGCACGAAGAGGGGAAGGACACGCTCTACCGCTACGTCGCGGTCTACGAAGAGGGGCGGGTGCTCAACCGTCTCTTCCGCGGCGAGGACAAGAGCCTGGGCGCACTGATCAAGCTCGCCGACCGCCCCGAGACCAAGGATCTTCAGGACGAGTGGAACCACCAGCTCCCCGCCCTGCTCGCCGGCCGCGTGGTCAACAAACGGGCGCCGCGCAACCGCTCTCGCTCCGTCTATCACGGCATCAAGGACTTCCTGCTGGCGCTGAACGAGAACCTCGCGATCGGCCAGGAGAACGCGCGGCTCTCGGGCAAGAAGCGCGCGGTCATCCCGCCCGACATGCTCGACCCGGAGGGCAACTTCCCGGCCGACACCGATGTCTGGATAAAGCCAACCACCGACCAGGACCCCGACGACAAGACGGGCGGCCTGATCCAGATCGAGTGGAATTTCGACGCCTCCTCGCTGAAGCTCTGGGTAGACCACCTCGAGGAGCAGGCCGTCACGCGCTCGCGCATTGCGCCGCAGCTCATCGGCAAGTCGACCGAGAACGCGCTGACCGGGCCGGCTTTGCGTGCCCGTCTGTTCGACACCGTCCTCGCCACTCAGGGCAAGGGCCGGGTCTGGGACGACGAGCTTCCTCAAGCTCTCACTGCGGCGCAGATGGTCGACAACCTCGCCGAAGATCAGGGCGGCTTCGGCCATCCGTGGTCTAGCCCAACCGAACGGCCGTCGGTCGAACGCGGCGACGCGCTGCCGGTCGACGAGGACGACGAGGTCTCCCGCATCGCGCAGGAGATCTCAAGCGAGATCCTCTCCCACGAGACCGCGCTGCGCGAGCGCCACCCCGACTGGTCGGACACGCAGATCCTCGACGAGCTGAAGAAGATCAAGGCCGACCTGACCGAGTTCTCCCCTCCGGTGCCGCCGTTCGTGGCGCCCGGGGTGCAGTAGCCCAACTTGCCAAGGAGGAAGTACATGGACGGCATCATGCTCATTGCGCTGCGCTTCAATGACGAGCGGAGCGATCCCGGTCAGGCCATGCGCCAGGCGCTTCACACTGCCGTCGAGACACTCGATGCGGTGAAGGGCGACGCGCAGGTCGTCGCCAAGCGTTTCGATCCCGAGGTGATCCCGCCACCCGAGGACGTTCTGACGGCGAATGACAGCGCCCACCTGCGCCAACTCGGCATCGACCCGCTGAAGCTGGGTTTGGCCGTGGCGACCGAGGGCGGCGTTCCCGTCCACTAAGCACTCTTGCCACCGGATGCCCGGTGCCCCACACGGCGGGGGAAATAGCCGTGTCAGCCGAGACCAGCTAGGCGCGGGCGTAGGAGCCCGATCAAAAACCGCTGGCCGAATAAGGAGAAGCAGTAGATGACGCCTCCCAAGGACGAAACCGAGACGCGGACGGAGACGGAGACCGAGACGGAAGCGGCCAAGAAGAAGGCCGCAGCCGAGAAGGAAACCGAGACCGTCACCGAAACGGAAACCGAGGAGGAGGAAGAGATCGAAGCTGAGGCCGAGGGGAAGAAGTTCCCCTGGGACGAGCACAACCGCCTCAAGCGCGAAGCCGCGAAGACGGCCAAGCAGAAGCGTGCCGATGAGAAGAAGCGCGCCGAGGAGGAGGGTCGGTTTCAGGACGTTGTCAAGTCGGTCGAGGAGGAACGCGACTCCGAGAAGGATCGCGCCGACACGGCCGAGGGTGAGCTGGCGAAGATGCGCCGCCAAGCTGCGGTGCAAGCCGTCGCCTCTCGCCTGAACTTCCGCGATCCAGCGGATGCGCTGCTTCACCTTCCCGACTCCACCGACGCCTCAGACGAGAAGGCGGTCGAGCGGGCCCTCGCCAAGGTCAAGAAGGAAAAGCCCTACTTGATCGACGGCCAGGGTTCCCGCACGAGCACCTCCGTCAACGGCGCCGACACCCCCGAGCCTGCGGATCTGGATGCCCAGATCAAGGAGGCCGAGGAGGCGGGCGATACCCGTAAATCCATCGCGCTCAAGAACCAGAAGCTGCTTGCTCAGAGCAAGTAGACGAAGGCGGGGCGCGGAGAACAGGAGGACGGCCTAATGGCTGGAATCACCGGGCAGGGCACGACGTTCAACCTGCCGAACTACACGGGCGAACTGTTCGCCGTCTCCCCGCAGGACACCTCGTTTCTGTCGGCGATCGGCGGTCTGACCGGCGGAGAGTCCGTCGACTCGGAGCGTTTCGACTGGGAGACCTACGACCTCCGCACCCCCGATGCCGTACGTCAGCGGTTGGAAGGTGCGAACGCACCGACCGCCGAGGCGCGGGTGCGCGGCCACGTCTCCAACGTGGTTGAGATCCACCAGGAAGCACTGGAGCTGACCTACTCCAAGCAGGCCGCGACCGGGATGCTTGCCGGTTCGGGGTCGAACCATCCCAACGCGGGATCGCTGACGGGAACCAATCCCGTCCTGGATGAGGTCAACTGGCAGCTTCACCAGCACCTGATCCAGATCGCGCGGGACGTGGAGACCACGTTCATCAACGGCACCTTTCAGGAGCCGGCCAACAACAGCACCACCCGCAGGACGCGGGGGCTGCTGGAGGCGATCGTGACGAACAAGAAGGCGGCGGGCAACGCTGCGCTGTCGGCAGATCTCATCCTCGATGTGATGCAGGAGGTCTGGGAGTCCGGCGGAATCATGGTCGACGAGACCCGCACGCTGCTCTGCGCCGGGTACCAGAAGCGGGCGCTGACCACGGAGTTCGTCTCCAAGGACATCTACCGCCAGGACAGCCGGACTGTCGGTGGCGTGTCGGTGGACACGATCCTCACCGATTTCGGTCGGGTCAACGTGATGCTCAACCGTTACGTGCCGATCGACACGGTGATCATCGCGTCGCTGGAGCAGTGCGCTCCGAAGTTCCTCGCCATTCCGGGTAAGGGGCACTTCTTCACCGAGCCCCTCGCCAAGCAGGGTTCCGCTGATCGCTTCCAGCTCTACGGAGAGATCGGCCTGGCCTACGGAAACGAGATCGCACACGGCAAGCTCACCGGCCTCTCGAGCCTGCCCGCCGCGTCGTAATTGACAATGGACGCCCCTCGGGCAGAAACGCTCGGGGGGCGTTCCCTTGTCATCCTCGTTCCGGTCCTAGCCCGGCCGCATCGGGTCAAGCCGCTGCTGGATTCGATAGGGGCGACGACATCGGATGCACGGGTTCTCTTTGTCACGGACCCAGACGACTTCGTTGAGCAGCGGACGATCCGCGACGAGGCGCCGACTTTTATCCGCGCTGGTCTGGGTGTGACCGAACTGAGTTGTGCGGGCAACTACGCCCAGAAGATCAATGCGGCGCTCGTCCATACCCGCGAGCCGCTGATCTTCCTCGGTGCCGACGACCTGGAGTTTCAGCCCGGCTGGCTCGACGCCGCGAAACCTAAGCTGACCAATGGCGTCCAAGTGGTCGGTGTCAACGATCTGATCCCGCGTCCTCACCGCCCGCAGCACGCAACCCACTTCCTGATCACGCGCGAGTACGCGGAACAGACGACGATCGACGGCGGCGAGGGTCCGCTCCACACCGGCTACTCGCACTGGGCGATCGACGACGAGCTGATCGCCACCGCGAAGCATCGAGGCGTCTACGCCTACGCAGAGGACTCGCACGTTGAACACCTGCATCCGTTTGCAGACAAGGCCGCCGACGACAGTACCTACTGCAAGGGCCGAGCGAACATGCGCGCAGACCTCAGACTTTTCGCCCGGAGGGAGTCGTTGTGGAGGTAACGGTTTGCGTCGGCACCTACGGCGATGCGTCCTGGGTCGATCTGGCCCGCCGTGCAATCCGTTCTGCCGAACCGCAAGCCACGGTGATTCACCGACACGGTACCTCGCTGGCGCAGGCTCGCAACGAAGCCCTGGCGCTGGTCGAGACCGAATGGGTGATCCACCTCGACGCCGACGACGAGCTCGAACCCGGCTACGTCGAGGCGATGAGCCGCGGGACTGCGGATGTTCGTGGGCCGCTGGTCCGCTACATGGTCAACGGCGAGCAGCGAAACCTCTGGCAGCCGCGAGTCTTCAACCACCATCACGATTGCACGGCCGATTGCCTGCCGGATGGCAACTGGCTCGTCATCGGTTCCGCTGTTCGGACCGAGCTTCTCCGCAAGGCCGGAGGCTGGCGCGAGTTCGCCTGGTCCGAGGACTGGGACGCCTGGCTTCGCTGCTGGAAGGCGGGCGCCACCTTCGAACTGGTCCCCGACGCGATCTACCGCGCCCATGTGCGACCGGACAGCCGCAACCGCGGAGCCACCGAGGAGGCCAAGCTGGCGGCGCACCAGGAGATCTACGAGGCGAACTTCGGGGTGGCGGCGTGACCGTCTGCCTCCTGCTCATCGACGACGGCCGGGGTCATCTGGACCGCTGCCGGATCTCACTGGCCGAGCGTCTGCCGCAGTTCGACTGCGAGGTGCTGGTCGAGGACACGGCGCACGAGCTCGGCTTTGCCGGCGCCATCCAGATCGGCTGGGACGGGGTCCTGAAAAGCGGAGCGGACTGGGTCTTTCACGTCGAATCGGACTTCACTTTTAACCGCCGCGTGCCTCTCGGCGCCATGATCCGCACGCTGCAGCGCAACCCGCACCTGGCCCAGATGTCGCTCAAGCGCCAGCCG